GGGTGTCGGGGAATTTCGGGGCGGAACGCCGGGGGGTTTCCGCAAATGGTATTGGGATGGGGACAATCTCAAGCCGGGGCGCGAAGGCGTCCCGATACCGCTAGGACGCTTGCCGGAGTTGCATGAGGCAATCGGGGCCTATCTGGCGGCGAACCCGCCACACGGGGCTGAAAACGGCTCCTAGCGCCAATTGACTAGGGGAGCGGCGGGCGGGCGTCGCTCCCCCCCTTTTGAGCGGCAATCTTGAAACTGACGCATCGCCAATGGAAAACCGCCAAAAACGCGGCAATCGGGGCAGCGTCATCGCCAGCGCGCCAACGCCATAAACGGCGGAAAACCGCCCTTTTCTGTAACTGGCACGGCGCCTGCAATTAACATTAGGGATAGAGTGGTGTGACGTTTTCAGCATCCGGCGGGCGCTTGTCATGGGGCGGCGCTCGCAACCGGGCCGCGCGAACGAGCGATGCACTGACTTTGCGACAGGCGCGCGGCATTACTGCGGCGGCTCAATTCGCATTGGCGCTGGCAGTTCTGGAAACGCCACCGGCACCCTTCAATTCTCCCGCCCACAGTTCGAGGTCGGCGCATCCCGCTCGTCATTCATCCCGACCACAACCGCAGCCGTCACCCGCCAGCCAGACGTACTAACCGCATCCTCGATTAGCTGGTATCGGCAGGATGAGGGGGCGGTGGTTTTTGAGGGGATTGCGAGTGCTATTACTGGCGCAAATCAAGGGCTATTTGTTTTCAGCAACGGAGGCACTACTGAGCGTCTGTTTTCGCGGTATTCGACAGCCGGCAACCCTTCTCTACTGGTTATTTCCGGTGGATCAACACAGGCAACCATTGCAACAACCGTTTCACCGGCAGGCTCTGTGTTCCGTCACGCAGCCTCGTACAAGGTCAATGACTTCAATGCAGCCACTAACGGCACGTTAGGCACTACTGACACGTCTGGTGCGGTTCCGACTGTTGCGTCTCTTGCCTTCGGCATTGAACGTCAAGACACTGGCGGCTCACCCTTCATGGGCTACGCCCGCCGCTTCCAGTACTTCAACACCCGCTTGCCTAACGCACAGATTCAGGGGATGAGCCGTGTCTAACTTGTACCTGAAAACAGCAGATGAAAAAGCCATGCTTGCCGCGCTCGACAAAGCCGGCCTTGTGATTGACGGCGTGGTGCAGGTGTGCGGGATTGCTGATGTTTATGTGATCGGGGTTATGTACGACAGCACCGACCCGGAGAACCCTGTACCGCTCCCAGGATATCATGCTAACGTAAGGACTACGGATAAAACTGTTCTGTCCACGTTGGAGCCGCTCTCATGTACCGTGTCCTCGCCCTCATATGTGTTTGCCTGATTACCGGCTGTGCTTCAGTTCCTGAGGCGTACTGGCAGGTTAATCGCATCACGTCTGATCGGTTCACGTATGTGACCGACTTTGAGAAGCACGGCGTACCGGATTACCGCGAGGAAGGCGTGACTGGTGACGAGCCGTTCAAGGCGGATTGCGAGGAATATTCTATGGCCATCCAGTACCAGCTTGCCAAGATCGGCGTTAGCTCGACACGTTGGGTGGTAAAACGGAAATATGACTATCACGCGCTGACCTGTACTGATACCGGCTGGTGTTTTGACGCCTTCCAAGTTCCCGTTCGTCGGGAATCTGTGCCTCACGTATTCATTGAGGAGCTGTAGCCATGAAAACCGCCGCCTTCATCATCCTGGTAGCGCTCTCCGTATACGCCAGCCACCTCGCAGATCGGGCGGCGACTGAAATCATCGCAACCATGCAACCGTAAGGATTCAGGAAATGCCGCCAGAACAAACAGCCGCCGACATCGCGGTACTCAAAGAGAAGGTTGAGCGGCTTGAGTTGACGCTTGAGCGCATTAGCGACGGGATAGAGGGGCTGGCGGCGAGCAAAGACGCCATCGAAGAGATTGCCGAGGCATGGAAATCCGCCTCTATGGTGCTGGTGTTCGTGAAGTCGTTATCCAAGCTGGTGCTGGCTGTCTCAATCATCTGGGGCGCGTGGAAGTTTGGCTTTACGGGGAAGGGTGAGGCATGATGGTTATTTCCAAAATGGAAACACGCAAGGAGTTGCGTGATGCTATCAAAATACTTCGCTCTCTCCGAACTAACTGTCAGCGAAACCGCAGCCCGGCGCGGCCTGAAAAATACTCCGTTCGGCAAGCAACTCGAAAACCTGAAGCAGACGGCACAGCGCATGGATGAGATCCGCGAAGGACTGGGCAAGCCGGTCATTGTGACCAGTGGCTATCGTTCGCCCGAGGTCAACGCAGCCATCGGCGGGAGTCGCACAAGTGCACATTGTCACGGGCTAGCTGTTGACTTCACTTGTCCAGGCTACGGCAACCCGCTTGCTGTCGCCAAGGCAATTCTGGCCAGCGGTATCGAGTTCGACCAACTGATTCACGAGTTCGGCGCGTGGGTGCACATCGGCTTTGCGGAACCGGGCAAGCCATCGCGCAAACACTGACCATCAACAAGCGCGGGACGCTGGCGGGGCTGCAATGAACAGACTGATTACCTGGCTGGCTCGCATTGTCGAGAACGGCAGCACCGGCAACCCATCCGTCAAGCGCGTGAGCCTGATTATTGCCACCAGCGCGCTCGCTGCTGGCACGATCATCCTGTGTGCTGCCGCATATGCCGGGCATGACGTCGCGCTCGCTCTGGCAGCAGTAACGGGGCCGCTGGCTGGCCTTGGCGGGTACTCATACGTTGGCGGGAAGAAGGCAGAACAGAATGGACCGAATCCTTGACGCCATCCGGGCCAGCGCGACCGCGCTCATATCAGCCGGCTTGATATTCAGCATCATTCTGTACGTGCTGATTTTCGGCATCGACGACGAAAACGAATACCTGGGGGGCGATGATGATCAGGCTTAATCCTGCGGAAATGGTCAAGGCGGTCCTGATAGTTGCCGTAGTCGGCTGGATTTTGTACACACAGCACGACCGGGAGCAGCTTCAGGACAAGGTAAAGATGCAGGCCGAGACAATCGGTGCGTATCAGGCTAAGGAATCCGCTGCCGTGGCGGATGCAAAGCGCAAACAGGCCGCCTATGCAGAGGCCAAGCGCAAGGCAGACAACGACGCCAAAGACCTGCTAGGCCGTATTGCGTGGCTGAAGAAACAGCAGGGGAAGGGCTGTGAGTCTGCCGTCCGTGTGCTTAAAGAGTATCGAGGTGCGAAGTGAGGACGACCATGATTATCCTCATAATGCTGCTGGCCGGCTGTGCCTGCAAGACGCCACCGGTCACTGTTCCTGTTTCTTGTGTGCAGGTTGTACCTATTCGTGACGCCAGCGTATTCCTTGCGACTCCGCCCGATGCCGACATTGCAGAACAAGTCAACGCCCTGTTGATTGACAGGGACGTGACCGAGATATACGTGGGCGGGCTGGAGGCTATTGTGGCTGGGTGTCGGTAGGCGGCCCGTTCCGCGTGGGAGTTGAGGCCGACGCGGATGTTGTGAGGGCTAGGGTTGGGATTCGGTTTTAGTTGGCGGGCTAGAGGCTATTGTGGCGGGGTGTCGGTAGGGCTGCTGCGCAGCCAATTCCTCATTGAAGCCATTCCCCGTCGCTGGAGTTCGGCATAGTCTGCGTCCGTCAGCCGGACGGCGCGGGGCTTGGCCCGCTCGCTGGTGGGTAGCGGCGGGCGGCCTTTTGCCCTAGTTTGCGAATTCAATTTCGAGCGCATCCAATATGACTTGTGCAAGTTTTGCCAATTCGTCGGCGCTGAAATCGTCAGGAAGATTGAAGCCAGCCGATTTTAATCCATCGGCAATGGCTTCAATTTGACTGTTTGTTAGGCTCATGCCGCCACCTTCATCGGCACGGCGAAGGCATCGTGGCCCATCTTCTTGAGGCGCTTGACGAGTTTGCTGGCGGCCTTGCGGTCGCGGAGCTTGGCGCTCATGGAGCGGCTGTATTCGGTGCTGCTGGGCCATGCGCGGATTTCGTAGCGGGTCACAATCTTCATTTTCTTTCCCCTTGTGCGTCGCGTTGTGCGCCGCTTCCATGGGTTTAAATGTATATACGTTTTCCACATGTCGCAATATGTTTTTGCGTATTTACATAAAATGCCGACGAACGGTAATCTTCTTCACGACAACCACCATCACCTCATTTTGAACTGGTAAGGATTCCTAGCTAGTTCACCAGCGCATAGTCAGCGCATCATTGACGACCGACCGCTCTGGCCGGCCATCCCACATGTATGCCTTTTGGCCAGCCTTCTCCGTCCGCATGTGTTCTGCCTGCTTTTGGTAGTCGGCTTTCCGCTTGCTGGCGGTCATGAATACCTTGAGCCGTGAAGCCCTCCCCTTAATCGCATCCTTCCCGCGTCCGGTCGCCTCCGCTACTGGCTGCCATCCTCCGTCTGGATACACATCGCGGATGATGTTGTCCTCTCTCTCAGTCCATGGGCGGGCTGATGTGTAGTCTCTCACTTCAACATCTCCGTCAGATACCAGATTGCCTTGCGGATGGATTCGTCACCGCCTTTGTTACGTTCGCGCCAAATGTACTTCATGGCGTTAGCCTTGCAATGGCCACGAAACTCATCCGGCGTGAGTGCGGCGCGGATTGCTTCGATGCACTCGATACCGCCTGCCGTGTAGTGCGGCGGGTGGTTTACCATGTCTGGCTCGACCGCAAGCACTGTCCCGACTGGTACTTGTCCTCCGCTTACCATGCTCATATTCCCCACCTCTCCCGATCACGTCTGACTGTTTTAAAGCCGATGCCCATGCGCCGGCTAATCTCAAAATTGCTATACCCTGCCGCCACCAGCCGCTCAATCATTCGCGGCACACTCTCGCCACACTCCGCCCTGACCCTTGCGAGACGCAACCGGCAGACCTCCGGATGTATCTCGCGTAGGGCGTTGCGGATGGCGACCGTCCGGCGACGGTCTGCATCCTGCATTGGAGTCATGCGAACAGGTCATCCTGAGTCTGGCCAGCAACATCATCAAAACGTGTGGCTGCATGTTCCAGGTTGATGATCGCTTGCTTGTAGTAGCTGTCCTTCAGCTCGATGCCGATTGCCTTACGGCCAAGCGATACCGGGCTAAAAACCTCGGAGCCAACTCCCATAAACGGAGTCAGCACAACCTCTCCCGGATTGCTGTACAACTCAACCAGACGATCAATCACATCTAGCTGCAACGGATGCACATGCTTTTCGTCATCCTCTTCGCGGCTGTCGCGGAACGGCAACACGTTATCAATCCGAATGTCATCCCATACGCTTGATGCGTAACGCTGCCAGATGTAGTGCGACAGCTTGTTAGACTTAGGGTCATCGTGGTCCTGATACATTTCATTGAGTCGCGACCACAGCTCATCGGCACCAATATCCGACTCGTTGGCATTGTTCCATGCCTGCAAAATGTTAGGAAGGATTGGAGTCTCGCCAAAGTATTTTTTAAGTCCGCATGGATGCGTGACGGGTACGGCGTTCTCTCCGTTCTTCGTGAGAATCAGCACATAGTCAGGCATGGCCGTAAAGCATTGAGTGGAATCCTCCACGATCAGCTTATGCATCAGGCTTTTGACCATTGTGCGCATGCGTACCTTGAGAGGCTCTTTCCAGATGGTAATACGGTTGCGGTACTGGAAGCCGTACTTCTCATGGATGCGGATGATTTCATGCGGGAAGTCCCACAGACGGCATGAGTTGTCAAACACGTCTGTACAGTGCACCGCTGTAATGCGGCCCGGCTTCGTTACGCGGGCGATTTCTGCAACCAAGAACTCATACTGTTCCAGGAACTGCTCTTTATTCTCACAGTTCGAGAAGTCACGCTCGCTGCTGCTGTAGTTGTACAGGCCAGCGAACGGCGGCGAGTAGATTGTCAGGTCTACGGATTCGGCTGGAAGAGTCGGCAGGACTTCCATGCAGTCGCTGTTGTAGATGGCGTACTGGCTTGTGACTACTTGATCTTTTGCGCTCATTTCAGAAACTCCGGGATGATTACAGACTGGTTGAATTCTTTTGTCTTTATGGAAAAGTCACGGTTAGCGTTAGCTACCAGATTTTCATAAAGCTCAATTGCCTTTTGTGTTTTCTGTTCAAGCGCCTCAAGTACACGCTCTTGGCCTTCGCTGATAACCATGTCGCATACTACCTCATTCGTCTGGCCGAAACGCCAGAAGCGACGAATGGCCTGATAGAATTGCTCATAGCTCCACGTTGGGAAGTACACCGTATGGTTACAGTGTTGCCAGTTCAGCCCCATACTCGTCATCTTGGCTTTTGTAATCAGTCGTGGGATTTCACCGTTAGCAAATGCGACAAGTAGTTCCTCTTTCTTGTCGATGCTCATCCCGCCGATGATTTCCACAGCATCGCTATCAAGGCTGGCCAGCAATGCCGACTCTTCGTTCAGGTTACACCAGTAGACAGACGTTTTCCCGCTGGCCAGCTCGACCGCCTTATGGCACCGCTCTTTGACAGTAAGTTTCTGCTCTTCGCGCACTTCTGTCATTGTCTTTGCCGGCATGGCGATAAGCGATTGCTGGCCATTAATGCACCATGTCTCCGAGTTATGGACCATGTGCTTTACAGTGTGCAGGGCCGGCAAATCATAGCCTTCGTTCGAGAATCCCATATCAGACGGGCGCTTAACCATTACCGCCCACTGATTCACCCATGCAAAAAAGTCACGCTCGGCATGTGGCTTAAGGTAGAACTTTTCACCGATGTTCCGGTTGTTGCTGTCTACGCTGTTCTGGTTTGACTTGAAGAACTTGGTCAGCATGTCCATGTAACCCATATACCCGAGAGCCTCCGAGCTATTGCCTAGCTCGATGAAGTCATTAGGCGACGGGGTAGCGGTGGATAGAAAGCGATACGGCACGCGCTTGATAAAGGCGAGGATCTGATCTTTCGTTTTACCGGCGAAGTTCTTCAGGATTGACGACTCATCCAGCATCACACACTGGAAGTCATCGGGATTGAACATGTGCAACCGTTCATAATTGCAGACGACAATCTTCTTTGAGAATGTCCCGTCTTTGCTATGCTCAATATCATCAATGCCGATCTTATCAGCCTCGGCGATGAACTGAAACGCAACGGCCAGCGGAGTCAGAATCAGGACACGACCGTTTGTTTTCATGACGATATTGTAGGCGCATGACAACTGAATCAGCGTCTTGCCAAGCCCTGTATCTGCAAACACGCCGATACGTCCCTTTCGTACAGCCTTCTCGATGATGGCCTTCTGGAAGTCAAAAGCGCGATCCGGCATCCATACCGGATCAAAGCCGAATGAGCCTAGCGTGTGCCGCTTTGCCTCCAGCAATTCGATGTAATTCATAAACACCACCCATAAAAAAGCGCCTTAGTGACTGGTCGTGTTGGCTAGAGGCCACAGTCAAAAAGACGCTTTTGTATTGACTCTAGAAAGGGACACGACTCCCGAGCCATGA